GTCCTTGGATAAAGCGTTAATAACATTCCTCACCATGAGATAGGTTCCGTTGACCTTAACTGGTCTTGACTGGCAAAAGTCTATGTGCTCTAGCACATCTACAGTGTGCTCCATCTTCATCCGAAAGCCTAGCCTCTGATAATACGTTCGGGCATAATCCCTGAACCGTTCAGAATCTCTCCTTTCCATGATAAAGTGCACGTCATCACCATCACAAACGAACCTGTATCGCTTAATGGCTAAAATCCGAAATATAGTGTGCGCCATTAGGCATGACAACAAGCAGTTACCTAGTGCGGTGTTTGGCATACCACTAGCCCTCACACCGCCTATTTTGAATGACAGATATCCATCCGTCGTACTGCCCTTCCCTCTGTAAGATTTTTGCCACCCCATGAGCTTACTAACAACATTGTCGCTATAATAAGCAGAGTATACAAGTCTTTCCACTTCAATACACTCTGCACTCACTGATTGCTCAAACTTACTGGCATCTGCTGCTATACCTATTGGGTCATCGAATTCCTTCCAATAATCGCTTATGATTCTACCGCGTTGTTGTTGATTGAATCCCTTGAGAACTACTATGAACCCAAACAACTCGCGGAGAGCCTTGTATATCAATTTCTCGATGGGCTTGATATACCTACCCAGTTCAACCAAATACTCGTCAGAGGGGGGGTTTATGCCCCTGGGACTTGGATTCCCTTTGACATGCAGGTTATACGCCTCGAACTTCATAAAGAATTTCAGGATTGCATGTTTTCTCAGGATACCGGTCCTGCCAAGACTCTCCGATGCCTTCAAATATCTCTTTTGTTTCTGACCACCGAAGCTTAGACTATATTCTAGCCTATCTAAGGGGTGAGTCTTCCTAGAGAAGTTCTTGAGGGCCAAAATGGACTCAGAGAGTGTTGATAGGACATATCCACGCTCATGGGTTGGCCTCGGAACCCAACCGTCACCGGCTGGGATATAGAATAACCTTTCCTTTAGAGCGCGTTCCATACCTAGTATCGTATTGTTGTAGCACTTAACTAGGTTACCTGGTGAACTTCCAGATAACAGGTACGTCTTACGTACCCTGGCTACTCTTTTCCCCAGGAAATGTACCGTCAAGTCGGGATGGTCTGGGGCTGAGCTACGCTCAGAGTCCATCCCCGGTACTAACCTAGGGCCCCCTCAAGCCGGCAGGGGAGCCACGTGCTCGATATCACTACCGAGCCACAGGTTCCACCACCGAGCCTCTCCCAACCCTGTCCACTTACGCCTCTCCGCTCTTCTCCTTAAACCAAAATCGGAAGAGTTCATAAGCTTAGCGTGTACAATCTGAGAATCGCGGACTCTGAAAACCATTGCTGTTGCCAGATCCACTATCTCCAGGGCGTGGTCATCTCGAAGACCCCGGTATTCTCGAAGCTCCCTTTTCAACCATTGCTCCACAATGATGATATTGGCTTCGGAATACTTCTTCACATTGTTCTCCATATTGAACTTGCAAGCAAATTTGTAGGCGATCTTTGTGAAATTGGTCTTCTGGATTGGACGGGTGACTATCGCGGTCTGGACAGAACTGGACTCTTGTCTTTGGTTAACTCTCCTTTCCCTGATTTCACTCAGCTTGAGGATCTTAACTGGTCTCTCGTTCATCCCGTCCCCACTGGAGGGGGTGGAGGGTGAAGACTCACCCTCCGAAGACTTTGTGCACTGTGATCCCAATTCGATCAGCTGATCCATCGCCATCGATGCGATCCAACTATCCACGGGAGTAGTGTTCTCAAAACCACTCTCGTCCGGAATCTCCTCCTGAACTGCAACCAAGTTCATTAATTCTTCCAGCGATTCACTCTCACCCTGGCAAGCAGTAATTTGCGCTGCGAGTGTCTCAACTTCACGGCCTACAAAAGTAGGGTGCACCCATGACTTCACACTCTCATAGATCCTTGTACTCAAGGATCCCATCTTCACAAATTCGGCATTTCGCTCAAGCAGAGCGCTGGTTGCGCCCTCTGCCCTGAAGTACTCCCTAGTTGTAAAAATGGACGGTCTCGTCGTCATACG